CTCCTACCACACCCACAGCGCAGATGTGTCACTGGGAGCATCTTCCTGAATCAGAACCGCCGCGCCCTGAGCCGCAAAACGCGCCGCAACTGCTTTGTTCTGGACGGGATTTGTTGATTCGTCGGAGATTTCCTCATCTACCACCGTCTTAGTAGCCCCCTCTGAAACAGAATCCAGCTTTTCCTTCAATTCATCTGTGAAGTCATTGGTACTAAGCCCTTTTCCATCCGCGGCATCCTGCTTCTTTTTAATCTGCTCCTGGAGCGTGCCGTCCTCCTCCGGGTCAACGTCACCGGTGATTCCTGTGACATACTTAGCCACCCACTCCTTTTCGAACATGTACTTAATCGCCACCGTGGCATCGCTGGAAATCACCGTCTCTACCTCAACGGTAGTCTCATAAACAAAGGTTCCTTCGTCCGCCGGCACGTCCTCTGCCATGCCATCCGTCGTATAAGCCACACAGTACAGCTTTTCCTTCCCGTCATCCCCGGATGCGTAAATGCCTATTTCCCGCAGTTTGTACCCCTCTGTGAGCCCTCTGTTGTTAATGCGGAATATTACATTGACGTTGTATTGATCCTCTGATGTCACACTGTCCAACGAAAACTCTTGCCTTTGCTCCTTTAACTCTGTCATTTCCTTTATGTCATCCGCGCTCTCGTAAATGCCGGAGCCTGTCACTGCCCGCGTGAATGTGACTCTCGTGAGCCCCGTGTCCTTCACCATCTCCAATCCGGCATTTGTGAGATAACATCCTTCAAATTGTGTCATGCTTCCTCTCCCTTCTTTATTTTGATGCTGCACTTTGCGGAAAAAATGCTCTGCGCATATACATACGCGTGTGTCCTACGGTCCACCACCTCCTTGTTAGCAATGGAAATGTGCCTCTGCTGCCGGATCCCGGTCATTGCATAGTATGTATTTGATGCTTGCTGCTTACTGTACCAAATCACTGAATAGTACATATTTAGCGGCAACATACGCTCCATGAGTTCTATCACATCACGGATTATGCTGCTTGTTTTCTCACTCAGTCGGATCCCCATGTAGGTTCTATCCTCACTGAGATCTATATCATACCCCTGCGGGCACAGCGCATTGAGTTTTTCGATGATCACACGGTAAGAATACGGCAGTCTTTCCAGCTCCTTAATCTTTATCCGGAATCTTCTGTCATCCAGCGATTCATCGTCAGCCGGGCTGATTTTCAGTATCTTTTCCCAGCGTTCGACCATTCCCTCGTCCATGGTATCTATGAATATGTTTTGATCCATCGCTTTCAGCGCATCGTCCAGTTCCCGCCCCTGCCTGTCATTGATCTCGTATATTTTTGCAATGTCCGGAATGTCCGTAATTACTTTTGGCGCATTAAACATGGATAACTACACCTCCCAGCACCGGTATCCCGGTATATGCCACCAAGGCATTTTCCTGTTCGCCATTGATGGTTGTGTCCGAAACATCCAGCACACCCTCTACGGTGAGCAGCCTCGCCTCAATCTGTGCGATCCTCACGACAGTATCGTTTAACTCGTTGGACTCCCAGCCCTTGCGCAGCGTCAGCAGGTATTCCTCCACGGCACTTTCTACCGCATTTTGCGAAGTTTCCTGCGAATAGCCCGTGTCAAAGGTGACCGTAACCTCTATGTCTATTTCCACCTCATTCACCGGCAGGATCATGACATTGTGGCAGATCGGCGCCATTCCGTCCCCCTCGCCGTGGGACTGCTCCGGGTCCACTGCATCCTGTATCTCGGCAATGAGCGTGGCTGATGGTGCCCCATATTCTCCGGATATAACCGTGATATTGATCCATGGACTGTCCGATGATCTTCGCTTCGGCTTGCAGCCGCCCACTCCTGATATAGCATCAATATAGAGCCGATAATCAGCCTTGTTACCTCCAAACGCCGCAGAATCGAACGAATCAATTACCCTCTGCCTGAACACATCCTCATCCTCATCATCCGTTCCCGGAGTTATGATCTCTGTAATTTCCCCGCCGAGGTATTCGTCGATATAATCTACCGGATCCAGAGTCCCAAGGTTTGCATTCGCCTCCGTTCCTTCTGTTTCGCAGGTCAGCTTGTAGTCAAATCCCTCCAGCAACGCCGTGACCGTGTAGGTATAATCCCCACACACAAGCCGCTCCCCGACTTCAATCTCCTGCTGGAACGACCCACGCACGACCGGAGCAGTTGCGTAATGGTAAGAAATCCCCCGCTCTGCCGCATATCGGATCAGATGGTCAATGTCCTGTGTGTCCATGAGCATGTTGTCATTCAGCTGATCCATGTCTCCGTAGACATCCTCCAGCTTCTCAGCGATCTTGCAGCACGCATTATAAGCCAGCGACCCCTCATCCGTCCGCACGTTCTGACCAAAGGAGTCCATCATTGCACTCATCAGGTCATCAAATGTCTTGTCTTCATACATATACTTCACCTCCTCCGTAGACCGTGTTGATCGTAAAGCTGGCGGTGATCCGGTCGTTTGTGATCTCGTACTCTAGGTCATCAATGCCAAGCACGTCATCGTTGACCATCAGCGCATCCGTGATCATCCGCTTGATCTCACTCGTTGCATATTCTTTGGACATGCTCTTTCCGATCAGCTCCTGCAGCTCTGATCCATGATCCCAACTGTACTGCGTGTAATAATACCGGTCTGTGGACAGTACAATTCTCGCCCACTGGATGATCGCATCCAGCCCGGTAATGATCCGCCCCGTCAGCTTCCCTTTTGAAAAATCAATTTCATAATCAGACGGAACGCTATCTTCATCAACGACAACGTCCTCATCGTCGTCCATATCAAACGGAAACATCCAGACTCACCACCTTTTCTAGTATCACGTACTTTTCGTCGTTCAGCCGATAAACGATCACCTGATCCCCGGCTTTTAAACTACTGTGTACCATGACCTCCTGACGCTCCATGTGGACGGACTGCGTCTCAGTGTGTGCGCTGATGCTGATCCCCTCTCCGTCCATGGAAACCTTCAGCCCATGCTCCAGCAAGTGCTCTGCAATATAATAATCGTCTGCCTCGATCTCCAGACCCCCGGCAAGGCACACGGTATCTGTCAGCATCTCGCCCAGCAAAAGCCCCGCCGGATTGTTCCTGGCACCCTCATCCCTCATGACCTTGATCAATTTTTCGTAGCTGTTCATGGATCCCTCCTATTTCCAGCACTTGTCACATGCCTTATATTTTGCTTTTCCTTTATTTGTGCCCTTTGTCTTCAGAATTTTTTTCACCTCTGACACAATGGATTTTTTCGGTGTCTTGCCCTGCAAGGCAGAGCAGGATGCAATGGAGTGGTATACTGTTCCCGTCTCCAGGTAATAGCAGGCCGCTGTGCTGGACTGTGCTTTCTTGATGGTCTTTGAGCTTGACTCGTTCTCTGCAGAAGCTCCCTCGTCCATCTCATTGTCCCAGGATAATTCCAGGCTCATCGTATGTACGCCGTTCTCAAAGGTGTGGGTATCGCTGGTGATGTAAAACATTCCGGAAAGACCGGTCGCCTTGTCGTGTATCCCGATGCGGTACCCGGATACGGCCTTGGTATTTCCTACTGCCTCCACAGATGCTTCCTTCGTGATGCCGATCAGCATTGCCTGGGCCTCTGTCTTTGCATTTACGCCCTTTTCCTTCTTGTAAGTGGACTGGTACACGCCATAGCTTTTCACATGGCTGGCATTCTGTACCTTCCCAATCTGCTTCATGCTGTCGTTGTAAATGCGAACCAGATCCACTATATTATCTGTTGTATCCTTATAGCTTGCGGCAGTGATATCAACGCTCTGGTCAAGCGTCACCCCGGAGTCCTGCCCCTTCACGATCACGGACACTTTCTTCCCATCCATTACCGGCATGTACTTCTTTCCAGTCTTCGCACATGCTTTCCGGTATGCCTTGATGATGATGTCGTAGATACACTGATCGTCGAAAAACAGCTTCGGTATATTCACGCCCGTCTTCGCCAGACTTCCAACACTGATGCCCAGCTCCTTACATAGCTGCCCGGTGATCTTTTCCGGTGACTTGCTTTTAAACTTATACGTTCCATTAGACCGCAGCAGATGGTGCATGAAGTCCATGGCCGTATAGGTTGCCGTTCCGATCTCCGCCGTCCTTTCCCTGGTGGTGACCGTCCCGAGAAAAATTCTTGTCTTCCCGTCGTACAGGCTGACCATGTTCCCCAGCTTAATGGAGACTTTCTCAAAATTTTTGTCATAGGGGTTGGACGGGATCGTGAATACGATCTGTCTGGAACTCTGGTTGTGCGTCCCGGACCACTCCACCCTTTCAAAATTCAGCCATTTGTTATTCCATAGCAGCTTGACCGCCATTTATTTAATCACCACCTTGTATCCCACCAGCGCATCCTTTTCGGTTTTTTTCGGGTTTTTCTTTTTCGCCTTTTTGATCACTGCACTGTTGTTTTTCCGCACGGTCTTCCATGTGCTGGAGGAGCCCAGCTTTTTCTTGACCACCTTGCTCCAGGTGTCCCCTGACTTCCAGGTATAGCTGGATTCCTTTTCTCTGGTACTGGTACGTTTT